AGCAGCGCACCAGGATCAAGCTGGGCAGTTTGCCCGACCTTGTCGTGTTTCACTTTGGTGTGATCGCCAATCAGACCCAGCTTGTCCAGGTTCATCGCGGCCCGCTTGCTGGTGCGTCCCTGGTACAGATTGTTATAGCTCGACATCAAACCGTTACCGACGCCAAAGCCGCCCAGCTCCTGCACCAACGGTTCCAGCTCATAGTAAAACGACTTTTCGTCCATGCCCTTGGCCGCAATGCCGCCGGTCTTAATCAGGTTCAGCCACTCGGTAGGACCGACACGCCCGCCCGTGGCCGAAATGACCTTTTGCACCATGTTGGCTTGTTCGTGGAATTTGGCCGAGCTGGCAGTGCCGCCTCGTACCTCGATAACTTTCAGCATGTCCATGAACTTGCGCTCATTCTCGCCGCCGGCTTCCTCGCCGTAAAACGCCTTATTGGCAAATTTCATCTTCGCCAGCATGGGCGCGACCATCTGTGCATGCGGCAGATCGCCGAACACGGACATGCTGTCTCTGACTAGCTCCAGGTTCTCGGCGTGGCTGGTGCCGTAGGTTTTCATGCTGCGGGCGTATTTTTCCGCGTCGGCGCTGACTTTGGGACCAAGACCCAGGGCGGTAACTCGTGCTTGCTCGGTCTGGTAATGCTTCGCCTCCTGTAAGCCTTTCACCAGGGGCGCGCCCACGGCGGCGCCGGTGACGGTTGCACCGATGCCGGCGGCGGCCATGTTGCCGGCGGTTGTCCGCAGCTTGTCGGCATGCTGGCGGGCAGCGCTGACCTTCAACTGCTGCGCACCGACCGCCGCCAGCTTCTTCTGCTGTGCTGTGAGTTCTGCATTGGTAAAAGCAATACTGTCTTTCAGCCAGGTTTGTGCCGAGCCCAGCTTGCGCGTATCGATGCCGGCGCCGGACAAGCGTGTGCGCAGGATCTGCATTTGTTCACCTTGCTGCTGGCCGGCCTGCTTCAAGGCGGTTGCCGATTTTACTGCTGCATTAAATTCGCGGGTCATGGCGCGCGTAGGCTGTGCCGTCTGCTGCATCTTTTGCGCCAGGGCGGCAATCTGCTGCTGCGTCTCGCGCAATTTACTGGAGCTGGCCTGTAGCCCGGCGCCCAACTCGCGGAAGCGCCCAACATCCTTCTGTTGGGCGTTGAGTTCTTTCAGTCGATCGTTGTTGGCCTTGATGGCTTTACCCAGGGCGGACGATTCGCCAGTGATCTTCTTAAGCGGGCCGGTCAGCTTGTCCAGCGCCGCAAAGACCACCTGTAACCGCAATTGCTTGTCACTCATCCTAGTTTCCTATTCTTCCGCGCCGCTGCGCACCCTGGCGCGTTCGCGCCAGGCCATCAAGTCAGTAATATCCAGTTCATCCATGGCCTGCGGCGGCCAGTGAAACACCACCGCAATATCGGCCATCGGGTCTTCTACTCGGTCCGGAAGGCCGCCAGACGATCTGCTCTCTTCACCAAAAAAATGGCAACCTCCGACCCGATCTCGGTCAGGTCCGCCGGGTCCATGCCCGCGACCTCATGCGCGGTCAAGGTCGGCTGCGTGATACGCGGCAAAACGGTCTGCAAGGCGGCCACGTTGAGATTGCCCAGCTCCATCAGGGAAATGCCGCGTAACTCTCCCGCTTTGGGGCGCCGGATGGTGATTTCGCTGATAACGGTATCGCCGCGCTTGATCGGTTCATCCAGAGGGATCGGCTTGGAGTAGATGCCGGCGGCGTTGTTTGAGGCGGTGACTGGTGTGGTTTTCATGGTGTGGTCCTAACAGTGAAATAAAAAAAGGGGTTGGGGTTGTTCTTGACCTGGATTACAGGCCGATAGCGCGACGGAGACCTGCGTTACGATCCACGCCGCCGACCTTCTCGACGCCGTTGATGAAATCGAATTCAAAGATAGGGCGGTTATCGATGGTCAGCTTGTAGTAGCTGCACGCGGTCGTGTATTTCTGGTTCGTGTCTTCGGCAGACTTGGCGTTACCCATGTCGACTTCCTTGTGACGGCCACGCACGACGATTTCCACGGTTGATACGGTGCCATCATCGTCATCTTCATAGGCGCCGGAGAAGCGGAGCTGGGTCGCGTTGTGACTGCGGGCGCCATACTGCAGCAAGGCATCCAACAGGATGCCGCCAGCAGTCCATTCCAGCGTGATCGCTTCGTTGCCCAGATCAACCGATACCGGTCCGGTCATGCCGGCGGCGCGGTATTCTTCCATCTTGCGAGAGAGTTTCGGTAAGGTGATTTCCGTGACCTGGCCGAAGTAGGAATTGCCGCTATCGAACAGATTAAACAGCTTGAGTTTTTTAGGCATGCCCATGGTGTGATGCTCTCTTTCTGTAAATGGTTAAGCGTTGACGGCGGCGGCGAAGTCGGCCAGATAGCGGTCGGTAATGCGCTGTTGGAACATCAGGTTTTCCAGGGGCGGGACTGGCGTATAGTCGTAATCGATCGTCAGCCGGCCGTCTTTCAAATTCTCTTTGCTGTTGAACTGTTCGTCACACCAGGCGCTGCCGCCGATCAGGTAGCCACGCTTGACCAGGTCGCGGAATTTGGCGTTGATGCTCTCAACGAGATCTTTCGCCAGCGACGGATGCAGCGGCTTGTCGGCATAGCTCATATGGGCTTCCGCGATGGTGTCGGCCAAGACCTGGGCGGTGCGCGTGTAGTTCTCAAAATAGAAGAATTCCGGCGTTTCGCAAGTACGCGAACCCCAGAAGCGGAAGCCGCCGCTGTTGATCAAAGTCGTGACTTCCTTGCTGTTCAGGTAACCGGCATCGGTGGCCGGATCTTGCAGATCCCAGAACACGTCGGCAGAGATACCGGTCGGACCGTTGACAACCATATTCGACAGAGATTTGTGCCAGCCGACCTCTTCGTCGATCTTGGCGCGCAGACCCAGGGCATAGGCCACTGCCGAAATACTGGCGTCCGCATTGGTGGCGGTATCCCAGCCCACAAAGTCCGGCCAGATCAGCATCAGCTCGCGCTGTCCAAAATCCTTGCGATACAGGGCGGCGTCTTCTTTGGTTAAACAGCCGTGTGCTGCCGCATAGGTAAAGCCGCGCAGTTGTTGCGCGACACTGACCATGGCATTCGTCACGGCCTTGGTGTCCAGCCCTGGCGCGCCCAGAATGCGCGGTTTTATCCCGAGCTTGCTCTGGGCCGCCAGCAGCGCCTTGACGCCGGTGTACTTGCCCGATGCGGTTGTGGTGCCGATAACATTGGACGTGGTTTCGGCTTCGTCCTTGCCCTCGGCCACACGCACCACCACCGTAAACGGCTTTGTCTGCGCGCCGATGGCGTCTAGGGCGCGCCGCAATGTACCCTTGACGCCAGCCTTACCGACAGCAGCGGGGACGTTGGTTAGCAGTACCGGCGTATCGAGTGGGAAGGCGACAGGGTCGGCATCCTCGGCGGTGGCGACCAGGCCGACGACGGCGGTGCTGATGGTGCGGATTGGGCGGGTGCCATCGTTCTTTTCGATGACGCGCACGCCATGGTGATAATCAGTAGGCATATTGGCTCCTGTAAATGAGGTAAATAATTAAATGGCTGGGGTGTCAGGGGCGACCGGCCAGGTGAGTTGATGCGGATAGTTCGCCTGGTCCGGTAGACGGTTCAAGCCGACGCGGTAGGTTTTCCAGGCGCGTAACATGGCGATATCGAGGTCGCTGGCGTCGTCAATGTCGACGCGATCCTGGTACTTGGTCACTTCGCTATTAGCGCGACGCAGTTCGCGGCTGACACGTTCCTGCGCCGCCTCCAATAGTTCGGCGTCGGTCGGGAAGTAATGCGGCGTATCACCCCATTGGCCCGATTCGCACGCGACATAGATGGCACGTCCGTGTACCTCGACATCGTCGGCGGTAGCCAGGAACGACAGATAGTCATCCCGGCAATCAAATTTCACCAGGCATTGAAAGCCCATCGGCAATCGGACGATGTCTTTGATGTCCGAGAAGGCGAACGGATCTGCTGGCTCTGACGCAACTGTTGGTGTCGGCAATGGTGGCGGCTCGATCACCTGCTGCGCCGGAATAGGTGCCGGATCGATGATGATCGGCAATTCCGTATCAGTCATTGTCTCCTCAGCTGGTTCATTTTCTGGAATAAGTGCCACCTGTTTTTTTATCTTTCCCATTACGCTACCCTTTGCCATAAAGCTGTTCGTGATCCGATGCCGCCATCACCACCCGACCCAAAGTCATAGGCATAGCCGCGCAACTCCCAGGCACCACCAGCTTCGGGCGCCGTATAGTTTTTGTTGAGTCGGTAAGAACCGATGGACCCATCCTGCAAGCCTGGCCCTGTCAGCTGATTGGCGAATCCGACTGCCAGCGATCCGCGGTTGTACAACGACATTTCGACCCGGCCAGGTTCGCAGCCATAGACGTAATAAGGTTGTGCGCCAGGATTTTCTTGAAAGCGCATCGAGACGTTGCCAACTTTGTCGGCGTTACCCGCACCCGTCGCATAGCCGGCGCTATTGGCGTAGTTGACGCTGAAGTTGGAGGGGTTGTAGACGTTGACGTCACCTGGCGAGGTTCCGCCGAACAGCCATGGCGGCTGACCGCCAAAACCGCTCCAGTTCAAACGGATTGATTGAATCCCGAAAACGACCGACCCCATATCGGTGGCATCCACCGTGACCTTCACTCCGCTGCCATTGGACCACCCGATTTTGACGGTATTTGGTATTTGCCCGATGCCTGTGCCTTGCTGCACAGGCGAATAGCCGAGTGTGTCTTGTTTGGCAGCTGGATTGAAATTTCCCGAATGCCATAATTTGCTCCAGCCTCGCCACTCCGCATTTTTACCTGAGCGATGCCAGATGTTGTCATTCTCAGTGAAGCCAAGTTGATGGGCATACCCGCCAGTGAAATCTGCGCCAATGCCCCACGGCCTGAAATTCATTACGCCGTGATAGTTCCCGCCATCTGTCAGGCCGTCGCTTTGATTGCCTTGCATGGCAAAGGTGGCACCACAAATCGTATCTTGTGGCGCGAAATTGGTGTCGCGGGTATCTTTAGACAAGACCATGTCTGCGGCGGCTGCGTTCGTGGCAACGCCGGCACCTGCGGCATAACCGACCCGCAGTTGGGAGGTGGTCATCAGTCTGGCGCTTGTAGGGTCGTCGCTTCCCCATAGCCAAGCCGTTTGTCCTCCAGGATCGCCCCAGTTCAATCGCATATAGCTTATGCCATTGCTGATTTTTTCAGCGGCCTGTGCACCACCGGCACTATCGGCATAGTTAACTCTAAAATTCGATGGGTTGTAGACGTTCACGTCATCGGCATACGCGCCACCAAATAGCCATTCAGGCTGTCCAGCGAGGCCACGCCAATTAAGACGCATCGCACGGTCGCCAAAAACGAAACTGCCCTGGTCGCTAGCGTCAACCGTCGCCTTTAGCCCCTTACCATCAGACCAACCAATCTTGACGATATTTTGTGTTTGAGCAATGCCGGTACCTTGCTGAACCGGAGTAAAGCCAAGCGTGTTTTGCTTCGATGTTGGATCAAACGTCACCGAATCCCACAGCAGTTTCCAGGCACGTCCGAAGAATGGCGGTGTCGAGTCCAGGTATCCTGTGCGCTCCCAGGTTCTGCGGGTAGTGCCGCCTTCGCTGTAGCGTTGGCGGACGAACTGCCCGCCGTTCACTGTCGTCAGCGTGCCGTAGCCGTCGCCGCCAACGGGGAGATGTGTGGCGGCGACAATGCCGCGATCATTGGCGACGGAGACATCGCGCACGCCTGTTTCCAACAAGGTATCGCAATCGGTGTCACTGTTGGTGACAGCGGGTAGCCTGCGAAAATACAACGCGTTTGCGCGGTCCGATGTTAAATATTGCTTGTGCGGATCAGCGTCCGCCCTGTGATTGGCAATGGCCTGATCCATGGCCGGCGCCAGAGCGGCTGGCGTAACTGCACGTACGCCATCTTTGCCGGCCTTGGTTTCCTCGACGGTTGCCAGTTCGACCACCCCTTGGCGATCCACGGTTGCCGGCGGATTCGTAAAGTTGGCGTCGCCAAATGTCAGGGAGGTGGCTTTGATATTGGCAAAAACGACGTCAGCGGCCAGCAGCATCATCGACTGCGTGGACTTTTGCAGTATCGGATCTGGCTGGCTGTACACGCCCAGCAGGACGCCATTGCTTAACCAATAGCCAATACCGCGCATCGTATAGGTGTCGGTGCCATCGTCGCGAATGGTGACGTGCATCGTATCGGGTGCGACGACTTCGCCGGAAATGGTCTTGATGCGTTTGATCTCGCCTGGCAAGGCGTTCGTGTCTTCGTTAGCCGTAAAGACGGCAGCAGTAATGCCGATCTCCGTGATCTTGAGCGGCGCCGTGCCGTTATGTTCGGCATTGACCAGGGCGGCACGGCCGGCCTTGGTGATGATGATTTGGAGTCCAGGCATAGGATTAGGCTTCAGTCAAATTTAAGCGGGCATAGATCACAGGGCGGACAGTCGCTGCCACAGCAATCGCGGCTTGCGTATGTAGACCCTGGGTAAACGTAAAATGGCTGCGGATCGATTTCGTGCGATTGACCTCGGCGATCACGTCATCGACAAATTCAGCGGTAGCAGATTGGCCGCCGGCGCCGGACAGCGTTAGCACCAAGTCGAACGTGTACGGCTCGCCCATCGGCGCTTTTTGCCACCACTCACGCAGCAGGATGGAGCCGCCAAAGGCGGCCACCACATCCTTGACCGCCTTGGCGGTTCCCTTCTGCCGGTGGATCTTCATGGCGTTGCGCACGCGGGCGCGTTTGACCTCTTCCGTCCAGTAGGATTTCCAGCTGTCGACCGACCAGTGCCAGGCTAACCAGGGCAGCAGATCGATGTCGATGGTGTCTGGGTTATGCAGCGTGCGCAGCGGTACCGGTACATCGGAGATTCGTGCCGTTGCCGCTTCCAACGCCCGTTCCAGCGGCGTGGCGTTCGGCGGCAACAGGGATTTGATTTTCTTGCTCATGACTTGCCCCAAATGCCGGCGTACTCGATGTGCATGTCATCGCAGTAATACGCCACCAGCTTGGAAATTTCCGGATCGACGGTCGGAGTGATCAGGATGACACGCTCGACACCCGGGACATGGACCGCCGCATCAATACCGGAATGGGTAGGTACGCGACCCAGCTGGTGCGCGTCCTTCGCATATTTCTGCATGCGTTTGATCGCTTCGGCCAGTACCACCGTTGGGTCTGGGCCAGAGAAGCTATACAGCTTGGCATGTACCTGGTAGCGGACGATTTGCGCGGCGCGCACCAGGACGTAGTCGGTGAGCGGTCGAATGCCGTCCTCGGCCATACGAGTGGCAACAATATCCATCAGCTCCTGCGAGGGTGTGCCGTCACCCTCATGCGACAAAATCGTGACGATGACTGTGCCGGGCGATGGACTGGTGGCCGTCGCGTTGCGCACGCGTCCGTCGCTACTTAAGGCGTGGAAAATATAGGCGCCTTCCGGCCCAGCGACGGACATGCCTTGCGGCGCCAACTGGATGCGGCGCCGGTAGTCGTCATCCTCTTCCATGACGGCAGCAATTCCCTTGTCGGGATCTGCCGGCCAGATCTGCAAGCGCGGCACGTCCATATTGGCGCCGATCTGGTCCAGGTCGGTGCCCACCGCGTAAGCCAGCATCAAAGCGCGAGCGGCTTCGTTGATGCGCTTGCGCAGCTTCAATTCACGGTAGGCGCTCAGTTGCACCACCTTGATGGCCGGATCGGATTCCGTCAGCGCGTCAAGATCGACGCCTTCCGCTTCCAGGTCAACCAGGTGGGCAGCCAGGATAGTTTCGTAGTCCAGCGGCTCGATGACATTCGGCGCCGGCAATTGCGACAGATCGATAGCGGCGCTCATGGTGCTGCCCCAGAGCCGACAGGCACATCCAATTGGACGCTCTGTTCATTGGTGACGCCGTCCAGGATCAGCGTGGCCTGTCCGTCAGCGCCGCGTTGCAATTGCACGCCGGTCAAGGCAATGCGACGCTCCCAGCGCAGCACAGCGTAAGCCGTGGCGGCATAGATGCGCAGCACCGTGGCGCCATTCAAGGGTTGGTCGATCAGTTCCGGCACTTCCGAACCATAGTCGCGGCGCATGACGCGAGAACCGATAGGCGTGGTGAGAATGTCGGCTAAGGACTGGCGGATGTGTGCAAGCCGAGACATGGTGCGGCCGGTACGGGCGTTCATCATTTCGGACCACCTGTATCGTCGTCGCCCTTCTTCACGCCGCTATGCGGGTGCTTGACCAGGCTGATGCCGGCAGCGACCACGTCCATGGTGGCTTGAATGATGCCTTGCACCACGGCGGCGGGGCCGCCAGCCTTACCGGCTTGGACGTTCATGCCGGCATTCAGCGCAGACATACCGTTGACGGTCAGGTTCTTGTTGACGACCAGATTCTTTTGCACCAGCAGGTTGCCGGTGCATTCCGTATCTTCGGCGTTCGAGGTGACTTTACCTGGTGCGAGTGTGACGCTGGTGCCATCCGGCAGCGTGGCCGTCAACGTATGCGTTGCACTGTCGTACTGGACCACGGTCCCGTCCACGTAGCGGGTCGTATGGTGTGCGGGATTGGTTGACGGCGATTTGTATTTATCGGAATAGATCGCCGGCAGGATCGCGGCATTGGCGAAATCGCCCTCGGGCGACAACACTATGACCTGTTCGCCCAGTGAGGGTGGAAACCAGGTCTGTGAATCGCCGGCCCGTAACGTGATCCAGGGGCGCCATGTGGTGACGTTCTCGCCAACCTTGACGCGCACGCGCTGGGTGTCGTGATTGATGTCGGCAATGGTGCCGAATCGAATCAGATTCAGGATTAAGCGCAGCAGGTCGGAGTAGTCGGCAGTCATGCGTTGCATGTTGCCGCGTCGCCGGAATCGGCGCACCTGGTAGCGGGTTGATATGAGGCATACCAACTGCTGGAGGATGTTTTGTTGCGAGGTGGCGTACTACAGTGCCGGTCTGGAAAAAAGAACGCGGCGACGTGGTCAGTGCTTGTAACACTCGCCCACGTCACCGTGCCAGCAGCCTATCCTGCAAGCAAGGCCAAGGCCGCGCCACCTGTACAGGTGACGCGAAGGCTATCATATTTGCGCAGGTATACCAAAATGCAGGAAATCCGTTGTGGGAATTGTTCCCGAAAGCTTGGGCAAGGTGAATACATCACCCTGTCCATCAAATGCCCGCGTTGCGGCACATTAAATCATCTGAGAGCCACGCGCCCCATACCCGCATGCCATCGAGCATCTGACTATGGAGCAGTACGTGCAAGCAAGTCCGATCATTCCTTGGATGGGTGGCAAACGCCGCCTAGCCGATAAACTCATCCCCATATTTCCGCCGCATGAATGCTATGTCGAGGTGTTCTGTGGTGGCGCCGCACTGTATTTCTTGCGGCCGGTGCCGGCGCGTGTCGAGGTCATCAACGACATCAACGGCGAACTGGTCAACCTATATCGAGTCGTGCAGCATCACATGGCGGAGTTCGTGCGACAGTTCGAATGGGTGATCAGCAGCCGCGAGCTATTCAAATGGTATCAGGATGCGCGGCTGGAAACCTTGACCGACATCCAACGCGCCGCCCGTTTTTATTATCTGCAGCAGCACGCATTTAGCGGCAAGGTCGCCGGGCAGAATTTCGGCACCGCGACCACCGCGCCGGCCATCGATCTCAGTCGAATTGAAGAAAATCTGAATGCGGCACGATTGCGCCTGGCCGGTACCTATGTCGAAAACCTGCCCTGGTTGGAATGCATGAAGCGCTATGACCGGGAGCACACATTCTTTTACTTGGACCCGCCGTATTGGCAGATGGCTGGCTATGGCGTGGATTTTGGGATCGAGCATTATGAACAGATGGCCGAATTCATGCGGACGTGCAAAGGCAAAGTCATGGTCAGCATCAACGACCATCCGGATATTCGCAGGGTGTTCGAAGGTTTTACGATGATGGGACTGGATATCAAATATAGCATCGGCAGCACGCATGGCCAGCCCGTGGTCAGTAAGGAGTTGGTCATTACCAACTGGGATGCTGCTGTTGTGACGCAACTATTTTGATGTTGATTTGATATGTCATAAGTTGCATGAATCGTTATTTCATAGAAACGTTAGTAATTATTGTAAATATTGAATGATTGTCTTGTGGAATGAAAAATTGCTAACTACTATGAATGCTGCCAATTCGGCATCTTGGGCAAATAGGTGTTTTTAAGAACGTAAAAATCGGCACACCAATAAGGGGGAAATGAAATGGAAGCTCCTGCTGTTGCAATGGCACATGATTTACCTGATGCATTTGAGCTCTGGCTTGGAGAGCGCCCCAGATGGCTACAGACTGCCGCTAGAAATTTGATCGACACGAAGCACATGCCGAGTGAGGACGAGATTAGTTTGCTTGTGGATTTGTGCAAAGGCGAGGCTGCTAGCACAAAGGGCTTAGTGTTTGCAGCACCTCAGCCCGGATCGTTGGTTGGTGCATCAGCGAGGCCACGTTTGCGAATTGCCGGATTGTCTAATGTGAGTGGTGTAAATGCAATCAAGGAAGGGGCCGACTTAACTTTCGGTGATGCAAATATTACCGTGATTTATGGTCCCAACGGTTCGGGGAAAACCGGCTTCGCTCGCTTGCTAAAACATGCGTGCAATTCTCGCGCTAAAGAAGAGATATTTTCAAACGTATTTGAAGACGCAAAAAAAACGTCGACCGCAAAGATTCATGTTCTATTAGGGAAGGAGGAGCACGTCCTTGATTGGAGCCATAATGGTCCAATTATTAAACAACTGCGCGACGTTCACATCTTTGATTCGAAATCAGCCAGTATGTATGTCGGGATGAAAAATGAGGCAACCTATGAACCACGTAGGATGCGATTTTTGTCGGCTCTAATTACCATTTGCGATCATATCGCCGCTTGTATTGACGCTGACAAGCAAGCTCTTCAAAAGAAAATTCCAACTTTTCCCGTTGAGTTTATGGGAACACTTTCTGCCAAATGGCTCAATGGATTGAAATCAAGCACGCCCTTGGTTGACGCCAATAAATTTTGCGATTATCCGAAAGAGCTTGATGATGAGCGAGTCGCATTGGAACATGCTCTTGCGCAGAAAGATATAGCGGCTAGGCTACAAGCAATTGCCAAAAGCACCGCCACATTGTCACAAGTTAAGACTAGTTTCGCATCGCTAAAAGCTGCGCTGAGTGACAATCAACTCGGGCAAATCGCAAGTGCTCGACTTGACGCCAAAACAAAACGAAAAACCGCAACGGAAGACGCCGCCAAAGTATTCGCTCAAGCACCTCTGGGCGGCGTAGGTCAGCCATCATGGATGGCGCTTTGGGAGCAAGCAAGGAAATATTCTGAGTCGCATGCATACTCTGGAACATCGTTTCCAGTAGTCCAGGATGGTAGCTTGTGCGTCCTCTGTCAACAGGAGTTAAATGTTGACGGGAAACAGCGCCTTTCCCATTTTGAGGCTTTTGTAAAAGGTGGTTTGGAAGCAGAAGCTAAAGCAGCAGAAAATAGGTTATTGGAACTATGTAAAAAATTACCGACTCTTCCTCAGTTGCCTGGCTGGATGGTTCAAACAGATTTTTTGAAGGTAGATGAGGGAGAAGCAAAACTGAATTTTGCGTCCCTCCAGGCTCGTCGTGTCGCCGCTGATAGTGCAGTGCAAATGGATGAGATTCCCCACTTCGAATGGGCGCAGCTTGAGCAAGCGATTACGACGCAGGAACAGGCTAATGCGAGCGAAGAGAAGGCCCTGAAAGAATTGCAGAGTGATGGTAAGCGTAAAGAGAAGGAAACCAGGGTTGTGGAACTTAAGGCGACTCAGTGGCTAAACCAAAACAAGCAGTCGATCATTGACGAGATCTCGCGCTTAAGTGCGTTGGCAATATTAGACAAAGCATCTGCTTTGACGAAAACAAATGCACTTACTACAAAAAAGAATGAGCTTGCGAAACAGGAGGTTGATGCTGGCTATCAAACTCGCTTTTCACAAGAGATTGAGTCACTTGGTGGAAAGCGAATCAAGGTTAAGCCGGAGAGCAAACAAGAAGGAAAAGGCAGGATTAGTTTCGGATTGTCTTTGCAAGGTATCAAGAAGCAGGCAAAGGCAGGCGAAATATTAAGCGAAGGGGAAACTCGTATCGTGGCGTTGTCCGCTTTCCTTGCTGATATAACCGGATCTGGAGAACCTACCCCTTTTATATTTGACGATCCTATTTCGTCGCTGGATCAGGATTTTGAAGAGCGGGTTGTCACTCGCCTTGTAGAGTTGTCAAAAAATCGGCAAGTGGTGGTCTTTACGCATAGACTCTCATTGTTGACTCTCATTGAAACGGCTGTAGGTCGTTTAGAGCAGCAGGCGAAGCTCGAACAAGTTCCTCCACCCGTGACCGTAAATGTGAAGGCACTGCGTTGCTTAGGCAATGCTGTAGGAATTACGCATCAACTAAATATGCGCGAAGCGAAGCCCCAAAAAGCCGCAAATAGATTGCGGGATGAGACCATTCCACAGTTGCGTAAGCTGATTGAACAAAACGATATTGAGTCATATGACGATAGGGCAAAAAGCGTCTGTAGCGATTTTCGGATTTTGGTGGAGCGTTGTGTCGAGAAAATTCTGTTTAATGATGTTCTACAACGATTCCGACGCTCTGTTGAGACTAAAGGGAAAATTGGCGCACTGGCGAAAATCACTACAGACGATTGTGCTTTTATCGATGATCTTATGACGCGCTATTCTGCTTTTGAGCATTCTCAGCCTGATGAATTGCCGGCAAAGTTACCAGAGATCGATGATCTACAGGCCGATGTCGAAAAGCTAGCTACATGGATCGCAGATTTCGAAAAACGTGCGATTGTCTAGTGGATGCAATGCGCAATTGAGATATCAGTAGAATCATATGTGAAGTTTTCGACACTCAAAAATTGGCAAAGTGCCGCAGCATGGAATCGCGAATTAATGCTTGATCGGTCGCACTGAATCCAAGTAAGGGCCGGGCCGGATAGCGATATTCCGGCCCTTTTTTTGCGACCTTGTCGGTCAATCCTTCCTGGTGCACGCGGGCAATCCGCGCCGCACGCCCGAAGAAACCGACCGATAGCTGGTTTTCGTCCTGCTCTATCTTGAGATTTTTTTGTGTGCGGATCTTCTCAAACATCGCCGCTTTCTGCCGTTTGATCCTTCCTTTTTTACCGCGTAGGTTCTTGCGCTGCTTACGCGCCGCGTAGGGCGCGCCGTCCGGCGCCTGTTGGCTGGCGATACGTTGCGCCTGGCTGCGGCGCAAGTCCTGCGCAATGCGGCGTGTGATGATTCTGCGCTGACCAGGTTGCAGCTGGGCCAGCAGTGCGCCGGCCCAGGCTTCGAGGGTAGATAGATCGTCGCTCATTCGGGATTGGCCGGCGTATGCCACTCGGCCAGCAGCGTGTCGCCCGCATAGGCTTGCCAGAATTCGTCGGTGAATGCCGGCGAGGGTTGCGGTTCGGCCAGGTGCGTGACTTCTAGTCGACCGGCACCAGCCGGCTTCACCACGACGCGCTCAGTGAGCGCCAACGTGATGGCCAGATCTATCGATGTGTGGTTGTTGTAATCTACATCAAAGCCGATACCGGTCTTGCGCGACTCGGCATTGTCCAGCAAGTCGCGCTGGTGTATTTGCACCCAGGCGAGTAACGGGACCATGAGCGCATCCTCGCTGCCGCTATAGTCGGTAATGATGATATTGAGCTTATAGCGATATTCAAAGGACAGGGAGGCGGTGCCGGTCGCCACCGTGTTGCCGCTCTCCGCAAAGATCAGCAATTTGTCGGGATTCTGTCGCAACTCGGCGCTGACCGCCGTCAGATGCGCTCTAAGGCTTCTTGGCTTGTACACGCTCGGCATCCTCCTGACAATCAACTGCGGCGTCTACCTTGGCCGCACACGTCGCCCATGCCGCCTCTGCGCGTTCCAGGTCAAACAGCAAGGCGCCGTTAGTCTTGGGTGCGGTCGCCGGTAGTTGGCAGCGGGTGATCGTCGGACAGGCGTTGACGGTAATCGTCGGCGCCAGTGGCGACTGGATGCTCCCGCAGGCGGGCAACAGCATCAGGCAAAGGAGTATTGGCCCAGCTGCGTATCGTGGGATCGTCATGTTGAAGGCTTTCAAGCAGGTTTTCTCGTTCGGCGAGGGTGGCGGTGATGTGGTCATGGGCGGTTTGCAACTTAGCGGCGGCTTTGCTGTTCCTGGTCGCGGCATCCTTCAGCGCGGTAATGACGGTGTCGCGCTTGCCGATCTCCTGTTCGGCCCGCTCGGCGCGTTCCTTGGCAGCGGTCAGACCGTCGCGCTGGACGTAAATCACCAGGCACAGCGCGCCAATTCCCAGGATGGCGATCAGGCTCTTGGTGATCAATTCCATAGGCCGATCCGTGTGCCGCGGTTGTCGATCGTCAGCACCTGACGGCGCGGTGTTTTACCCTCAACTGCAATGCCCAGGTGCACCCATACCGCGCCGCTGACTCGTTCATAGATCAACTGGTCGAATTGCAGATAGGACTTTTCCAACTGCAAGCAAATCTCCATCGGCGTGCCGAACGCCGGTGCGGTGAAGTCGCACGCCAGGCCATCCAGATGGGCGCTATTGGCAGCGCCGCCGACCACGCGGTTCAATGATGGGCAACGATAGCCGCTGGAAATGACCATGGCAGCGCCGCTCAGTTCCAGGCGCACCAGCTCGTTAAATTTTGCCAGGCGCCGCAGGTTGGCAATGATGGCCGGCGCCGGCGTGTTGTCGATGGAGAGAACACGCGCTTTGTCGCTACGGGTGAATTCTTCCAGGGTGAAATGCGGGGTCAGTGGTGTGGAGGTGGTCATTGAAATCCTCGAATGATGTTGGCAACGTTGCCCTGGGCGCGATGCACCAGGACGCACAAAGTGAGGGCGATACAGGTTTGCCCGAAGGATGGATGGCCGTGGCCCAGCAGGATCTCCAGGGCGCTGGCGCCTGTTGCGACAATCAACAGCCACGCCACCAGGGAAATGTGCAAGCGGTGATTCGCCAGGCCGCGTCGGTAACACAGCAGCCGCAGGCAGGTGCTGGCGTAGGAGAGCAATGCCAGCATGGTCAGAAATTTAGTCATGACCGCCTCCCTTGCGCAGCCACGCCGGCAGTTCAATGGTTTTAATCAAGTCGATGCCGTGCAGCGTCAACGCAATGGCAGCCGCCGATGCGAAGAAGGCGGCCACGCCCGATTGTTTCAACGGCGTATTGTTGATGACTTCCGGCGCGGCCAGGTAGCCAATCGCCAGGGAAATGACCATATACGCCAGGCGTTGCAGGACCGGCAGGTTCTTGCTGGAGATCGCCACCAGCGTGGCGCCGGCAAAGGCGCCGATGAGCGCATTACCGTCAATGCCGGGGAATAGTGCCGACAAGCCGATGCCGGCAGCGCTGGTGACGACCAGGGTGGTGGTGCTGGGTTCTGCCATAGGTAAATGCTCCAATCAATCCCAAAGGTTCACGACCTGGGCGGTTTTAGTAGGGGTTGCGGTAGGTTCTGGCAGGTTGACCAGGAGGCCATGCGGCAGGATCGGCCCGTAGTCGGCCAGGCCGGGATTGAGTTCGAGCGCCGCCTCGACCACGTTGGCGGTCGCGCCCAGGTGACGCCAGCACAGCAGGTCCAGCGTGTCATGCTGTTGGGCGCGTACCTGCATCAGATCAGTTCCACCGTGACATGAGGCCGGCCAATGATGTCGGCAATGGCCCAATGGGCATTACGGCGTTGCTCGGCGGGCGCGTTATCCAGCGCTTCCATCATCTTCTTGTCGGACAGGGAAGAGGCGGTACTGTCGTAGTCACGGTAATGCTCGATCAGATCCGCCTTGGCCCAGCAGTAGACGGCACGCCGATAGTGGGCATTGAGGATGCTTTCACGATTGACCCGGTCCGCCGGCACGGCAGCCAGCGCCGCGAAGCCGGCGGCAATCTGCAGCAGCTTCCAGTCGCGCAGCTCGGCATTGACATGCAGAACGGCGGCAACAATTGCCTGGATCAGTCGGGGACTAGTGACGGTGCCGTCCAGGCGCATGTTGTCGCGCATGTCCTGCAGCACGATATCGGGATAAAAGCCGTCGTTTTCGACGTTGGAAGTGCCGGCGCAGGTGGTAGGTGGCGCGATAGCAATAAAACTCATGGGGTAATCATCCATAATTAAATCGGCGGTGGGCGGGCATCAGAAAGAAATCGCAATGATTCAGTCATCGACCCGCGCCGCCGTGCGCCAGGGGGTGCTCGTTTAGCCAGGGACGGCTTTAATAATGCGTGTGCGCAGGCGCTCCATCGTCGGTTTAACGCCCACGCCAGGAAACAACTGGACTGCGCGCTCCATCAGTTGATGGGCCGTTTCCGCCTGCGGTAGCTGGGACGCCTTCAGCAGTTCGTCACCAGCCTGGTCGAGAGCGGCAAGCATGGCGTAAGCGGCCGCTTTCAACAGCTTGGCGCGTGCCTGGTCCGGCGCGTCGCAGTGTTCAGTCATTTTCTGCACCTGAGCCAGAATCTCGACAGCGCCGACCGGGTCGCCGGCCAGCTTGCCTTTCAGGAAGGCTGCGGAAAACTCATCCAGCAGCATCGTCGGAATATCGCGGTTGAACTGATCCGGCAAGGTCAGCTTGTGAGCGACGGCATAGCGCGCCATCTCGACCGCCCGTACATACTCGCCGCAGTCGATATGCCACACCAGGAGCGCGGTAAACACATCGTCCTGGCCGCCTTGCCCCTTCGACAGCACACCGTCAATCCAGTCCTGGTATTCGGGCAGCAAAGTGGCCTTGACCTCGATCTTCCGTTCCATCGACTGGATACTGCTCAAGCTACGGCGGTCGTTCGCCAACTTGTAGAGCATCATTTCGTAGGCGCTGCCACCCGTAACGCCACCAGGGGCGGCGTCGGCGGCAGCGCGTTCGGCTAAGACGCGTGCCTTATGACGCTGGGCGGGAGAAAGATCCGCCATCTCAGGCCGCCAGCGCAATATTTTCGATCAGGGCGCCGAGTCCCAGATCCTCGATCACATACGCGTCGTTGGACGATTCGTAGTTTTCGATACGGTCGCGCTTAGCCTCGTCGACCACCCTGCGCCGGCGGGCCGACTCTTGCCAGTAGATCGACAGGTTATCCAGGCGGGTAATCAGGATCGTGTTGTCGGGGAAGAACGGTACGGCAATGGCTTGCAGGCCGCCGATGCGCTTCTGGCTGATGACGATGTCGGTGGCCAGCGTCTCGGTCGGCGCCTGCTTGGTGTTGACCAACGGGAAATACTTGTCGTGCAACAGATTGCGACTGACGATCACCACCAGGCCGGCATCTTTCTGATACCAGGGGTCCAGCAAGTTGACCGCATCAAACACGACTGCGTCCAGATTCTCATAGTCGCCACCAGCGCCGACGATCACCTTGCCGGAATCCTTTTTACCTTCATGCATCACGCGTTCCGGCGCCTGTTCGCGATAGTGCTGCAACCAGCCCTTGTTGACGTCTTCCAACAACGGATTTTTTACGATGTCGGTGTCTGCGGCAACACTACGGCCATTAAAGCCGATCATCATACGGTCCAGCGCCTGACGGGCAAGGATGGCGTTCGCGATGCGTTGCTGGAAATCGGCAAACTTGGCCCAGGCATCCAGCGTTTGATACTTGATGTGCGTATCGAAGTTCGTTTTTTCGCAGCGATAGCCACGGTTATCCAAAGCGGTCAGGTCGCGGGTCTTGCGGTCGGCCTTGTCGGTATTGGTGCGGCCAGCAATCGGGCCGGAAATGCCCAGGCCGATCTTTTCGCCTTCTTGCTCGGTGACGCCGTAAATATTGATCTTGCTCAGAAACTCGCTGGATTCCTGGATCTTGGTTTCCAGCTTTTGCTGCACACTCGGCGCCACGCTGAACATGCTGGCGACGTTGCCGGTGTCGTTCAGTTGCGCCAGGCGGGTCGTGTATTTATCGAAGGCGACGCGGGTGATTTTTTTCATGCGGGTGACTCCTGATTGTATGGGACGGTAATCGTGTTAGGGCAGACTGGGTGGCGCGAATTAAAAATCAGTTTCCGCCAAGCCGTCGCCGCCAGTCGCGGCAGGCCGGTGCGAGGAGTTCGCATCGGTCGTTTCGACCTGCAGGCGGAATGCCGCGAAATCCTCATTCGTCTTTTGCAAGGCTGCCTCCAGCGTGTCGACGCGCTTCTTTTCTTCCGCAAATTCGTCAGCGGTCAGATTCGCGTGCGTTGCCAGGGTTTCGACGGCGCCGACCAGTTCGCCGAAGCGCGCATCGTCGCCGGTCGTCTTGGTAGAAAAGCGTTTCAACAGGTTTTTAATGGTGTCGGACAATGTGATTCCTTCGGGTTCAGGTTGGAGAGCATCCTCGAATTCCAGCGCAGTTTCCTCCGCCGCCGTAAACAGGTTGTCGGGGGATTGCTTGCGGGCTGCAAACGGATTGGATTCGGGATGTTGGGCGGCAAACGATAAAACCTCGGTGCCTAGGCTGGCAGGGCTGTCGGTAACGGCCAGGCCGACCAGGTAGGCTTCGCCCGTATCGGCAAACTTCGGATTGATTTCAATGCTGGTGTAGATTTTTTGGCGGGCCTTGTTCATGGTCACCAATTCCGGCGTGGGCGAGATCTGCGCGAACAATGCCAATTTCTTGACGCCGCCCAGCTCGACTTCCTCGGCCTTGACGGCGGTCACGTCGCCATAGGCTTTGAATTCGCCAGCGGACCAGGTACTGCGCAGGTGTTCCATCCAGATACGGGCGCCGTAGACTTGCGGATCAAAATTGGCGGCCATCTGTTCGATGAAGGCGCGGTCGATGACGCGGCCATCGGTGGTGGCGCCTTCGACGGCGACGCGGAAGAATTTCGATTTTGTTGGAGCTGTGCTAGTCGGCTTTGCCATGGTGTCGGTATTGGGGAAGTTCGAATACCGCCATGGTCGACGTTGCTGCGCGTGGAAACAATCGGCAGCGGGTTGATAACCTATTTACTGACTTCTTGCCGAGGGCTTTTACAAGCGTTGCCCTCTACGCTTGCGGCATGTCAAAAATCGTTCTCACTCCACCATCGTCACGTCCGGCCACGCGCGCGCCAGGCCACCAACGCAAGTCGGAAATAGCCAAGGTGGCCAGCGTTGTCGATGATCCTGCCGGGTTACGCGACGCCGCCCGCGCCTTGTATTGGCAGGGCTGGCGCATCTCGTCCATCGCCAAACATCTGAAGATCAAACGCAGCACGATTGCCAGCTGGAAGCAGCGCGACCAGTGGCATTTATCGACGGCCATCGACCGCGTGGAAGGAACGATTGAGGCGCGCATGGTCCAGCTGGTCGGCAAGGATGTCAAGACCGGCAGCGACTTTAAGGAAATCGATCTACTCACGCGCTCCCTGGTGCAAATGTCGCGCAAGCGTCGCTATGACGGCGGTGGCAATGAGGCGGATCTCAATCCGAACCTGGACAACCGTAACGCGGGGCCGAAGAAGAAACCGACCCGCAACGAATTCAGCGACGAACAGCAAAGCCAGCTACTCGATGCCTTCCGAGATTCGCTGTTCGACTACCAGAAGGTCTGGTATCGCAATGGTCATGAACGTACCCGCATAATCCTGAAATCGCGTCAGATCGGCGCGACCTGGTACTTCGCCCGCGAGGCGTTAGCCGACGCGCTGGCAACTGGCCGCAATCAGATCTTCCTGTCGGCGTCGAAGGCACAAGCGCATGTGTTCAAGCAATACATCGTGCAATTCGCCAAGGAAGCGGCGGGCGTGGAATTGGCGGGCGACCCGATTGTGCTGCCGAATGGCGCCCATCTGTATTTCCTGGGGACTAGCGCCAGGACCGCCCAGGGTTACCACGGCAATTTCTACTTTGACGAGTTTTTCTGGACCCACAATTTCACGGAGCTGAACAAAGTGGCGTCCGGCATGGCGATTCAGAAGAAATGGCGCAAAACTTATTTTTCGACACCGTCATCGGTTAATCACCAGGCGTACCCATTCTGGACGGGCAAGGACTTTAGCGACCGTCTGCAGAAAGCGCAAAAGGCAAAGATCGATATCTCGCATTTGAAGCTGTCGAGCGGCTTTACTGGTGAGGACAAGATCTGGCGACAGATCGTCACCATTCTGGATGCCGAGGCGGGCGGCTGCAATCTGTTCGACCTGGATCAACTGCGCGACTTCGAATACAGCCCAGACCAGTTCGACAACCTGCTGATGTGTAATTTTATCGATGACACCAAGTCGATATTCCCGCAGGCGGAGTTACAGCGCTGCATGGTCGACGCCTGGGACGCCTGGGAGGATGTGAAACCGTTTGCGGCGCGCCCGTTTGGTTATCGACCGGTCTGGATTGGCTACGACCCGTCACTCTCCGGCGATAGCGCCGGTTGCGTGGTTCTGGCGCCGCCGCTGATTGCCGGCGGCAAGTTCCGCGTGTTGGAGCGTCACCAATGGCGCGGCATGGACTTTGCGGCCCAGGCGGAAGCCATCCGCCAAATGACCTTGCGCTACCAGGTCGAGTACATCGGCATCGACACCACCGGCATGGGGATCGGGGTGTTTCCTATCGTAAGACAGTTTTTCCCTGGCGCCACCGCGATCAACTATTCGCCCGAAGTCAAGACCCGCATGGTTTTAAAAGCCAAGGACGTCATCAGCAAGGGCCGTCTTGAATTCGACGCCGGCGCCACGGACCTGTCTGCGGCTTTTATGGCAATCCGCAAAACCATCACCGCCAGCGGGCGGCAAGTCACTTTCGACGCTGGCCGCACCGCCGAGACCGGTCACGCCGACTTGGCCTGGGCCTGTATGCACGCGCTCGATCACGAACCGATAGAAGGCGTATCGGAAAGCACCACCTCATTTATGGAGATTTTTACATCATGAAGAAACAGCGATTCAAACGAACCCAGCAGGCGGCGACAGCGCCGCCCAGCCAAGTAGCGCCCCCGGCGCCGTCCATGGAGGCGTTTTCGTTTGGCGACCCGACGCCGGTGCTGGATCACGCCGACATCATGGAAAGCCTGGAATGCTGGCTCAATGGCAAGTGGTACGAACCGCCTGTCAGTTGGCAAGGGCTGGCGAAGTCGTTTAACGCCAGCGTCCACCACAGCAGCGCTATTCACTTCAAGGCCAACATCCTGACGTCGACCTTCGTGCCCAACAAATACCTGTCGCGGGATGCCTTTAAACGGTTCGCGCTGGACTTCCTGACTTTCGGTAATGCCTATCTGGAAAAGAGGATAAGCCGCACGGGTCAGATGGTGCAACTGACACACGCCTTAGCCAAGTACATGCGACGTGGGAAGGATCTCGATACCTATTATTTTGTGTCGGGCTGGCAGCAAGAGCATGCGTTTGCCAAGGGCGCGGTATTTCACCTGATGGACCCGGATGTGAACCAGGAGGTGTACGGCCTGCCGCAATACCTGTCCGCGTTGCAATCGGCGTGGCTCAACGAATCGGCCACGCTGTTCCGTCGCAAATACTACAAGAACGGTTCTCACGCGGGTTTCATCCTCTACATGACCGACGCCGCCCAGAACATCAAGGACGTCGACAACTTGCGCACGGCGCTACGGGATAGCAAGGGACCAGGCAATTTCCGCAATGTCTTCATGTACGCACCAGGGGGCAAGAAAGACGGCATCCAGATCCTGCCTGTTTCTGAGGTTGCGGCCAAGGACGAATTTTTCAACATCAAGGGCGTGACCAGGGACGACTTGCTGGCCGCGCATCGGGTGCCGCCGCAGTTGATGGGGATCATGCCGAGCAATGCCGGCGGCTTCGGCGCGGTCGAGCCGGCGGCACGCGTGTTTGCCCGCAACGAGCTGGTGCCGCTGCAATCGCAGTTTTTAATGATTAATGAATGGATGGGAGAGGAAGTCGTGAGATTTGATGAATACACATTAGGGAACATGGAAGGGAAAGCAGCATGAGCGACGTAGCCGACCGCGCCGACTGGCGCATTGCCCACGACATCAAAGTCGGCAGGGCGCATGCAAGTCGAACGCCGCAGCTTGAGGCGGACCGGCATTGCCACTATTGCGATGAGCATGTCGCCCATGGAGCGCTGTTCTGCAATACGGATTGCCGGGATGACTACCAAAAGGAACAGGAGGCGCTCAGGCGCGCCGGACGCTGAAGGTATATTTGCCCCGCTGCCATGTTGTTACGGCAGCGCCTGCATCGTCTCACGCCGCTTTACGCGGCTTTTTTAACGCCTGGGCATTGTTGCCTTGCCATGAAAAAAAGCCGTCGACTGCGACCTTTCAATCGCAGTCCCCCCACGCCTGCCCGCCCCGTTAAATGTACTGGTTTTAACGCAGTTCGCAAAAACGGCAAGCTTCCTGGCCACGCGGGGTTCGCGGAGAATTTGGCTGCAACAGTTTGACGCAAAATGACGCATTTTTGGTCAAATGCCATAATAGTTTGACCTCCACATAAAGGGCACGAGCATGTGCGGACGAATCACCCAAACTAGAGAAGCCAGAGCATACGCCAAGGAAGTCGGCTGGACCAACGTTGACTACCGCGACCGTGATTGGCATCCAGACTGGAATATGCCGCCTGGTCGCAACCCGTTCGTTTTGCATCTGCTTGGCAGGAAGCCAGCAATTGATTCTGTACACTGGGGATATCACCCCAAATGGGCTGTCGAGCGAAAGCTGCCGATGATGATTAATGCACGGCTTGAAAAAGCAGCTACCGGCCCGGCCTGGCGCAGCATGTTTAAGTCGGGACGGGTGATTGTCCCTGCCGAGGGGTGGTACGAGTGGATAGGTGAGAAGGGCCACAAGCAGCCTTGGTACATAAGGCTCAAGTCAGGCCAGCCTATGTTCATGGCAGCAATCACCGATTTCCGACCAGGCCGAGAACCGCAAGTAGGCTCGGGCTTCGTAATAATCACTGCGGCAGCGGAAGGTGGCTTGGTCGATGTGCATGACCGGCGTCCCGTAGTTCTGGCGCCTGACGACGCAATGCTGTGGATGGACAACTCACTGCCGCCAGAGCAGGCGGAACAGATTGCGCGACAAATGGCGCTCGGCCCCGAGGCGTTCGAGTGGTACAAGGTGTCTACCGCTGTCAATAAGGCGGACCATAGCGACCCTCACATGGTCGAGCCAATTCCCGGCTAGTAATAAGCTGTTCCTCGGCCCACTCTACTGCCGCCGCGCAACCATGTAGGTCAAGCGTCTCGCCGGCCACATAGCCCAATCCGCGCCTGGTTTCGCCGTACACAAAGCGGCTTCCGGTCGGATCTTCCATCGGCCTTAGTAAAATGCCACGAATCATCACCGATTCGCCTCTCGTCAACGCCATGATGAGGCTGTGTCGCGTTTCGGTATTGATCGGGGTTTTTGTTCTGATTTTCGCCGCCGACCGCCATTCTTCCTGTCGCATGGCTTTTCCTTTGGGTGTGATCGAAACTATTTGAGCTTATCGCGTCCGGGCGTCCCGGTGTGGAAGCGACTAAACCCGTTTCTTTTATTGAAATCAATAGGGTCGTATCCGACAACGCGATCCTCCTTGCCAAGCTGCACGACCTCATATTCCTGGCCCTCGTACCGCTTGGCGGCGTCTTCTTCGGTCATGCGCCAGCGCGTTTTGACCCACTTCTTGCTGATCGGATCGAGGTAACGAATAAAATACATTGAAACGGTGTGTTCGGTTTCCATAGTGTCAACTCCAATTCTGGCTTTTGCATAGCGCCAGTAAGCATATATACTGTACATACATACAGTATATTTCAAATTTTGGAGAACACCATGCGCCTTACCGATATGAGCGAATTTGATGCAGTAATTGCCCGGGCAGAGCCAATTATTGCCACGATAGTTACCCGCCACCGCACGGAGGGGCAACCCCTTACCTGGCGATTGATCCATTCAATTGAAGGCGAAGTTCTGGATGAATTGAATCGAGCCGAAGACCTGAAGCCGGCCTATATCAATTTGATTAAGCATTCGGGGGTTCTCAACTACCCGCTAAATGACGACCCGGTGGATTTTGGCAAATCAAATGCGATTGCCTGCGCGTTCTCGATGATCTACGAGGCATATCACCGCCTGCATTGACTTCCTGCGCGGCAGCCGCCACCCATGCAGTCAATGCAGGCATCGCCCCACGCCTGCCGCGTAAGTTAAAGACGCTGCTTTTAACGCAGTTCGCCGGCTCGTGCTAGCACCCCTAATCCCCTCATTCGACCATTTCTTCCGCCTCAACCGTCGGCAATGTCGAATCCGCCCCCTCGATCATAGCGATCTCGCTCGGAGAAAGCTCGTAGAGCTGATATAGATGGTCGTTTATTGCGCGTTCGTACTTTTCAATATCAGCACTATGATTTTCCTCTTTTCGCTGCAATATTTTTTCCACCGCAACAATTATCGGGCGCATCTTTTTGCGACTTAATGGCAGGGGAATGGAATTGATCATATCTTTTGTAAATGTCACGCCCCCATTGTAACTAGCTGACCCGTACTTAGCTTTGACATAGAAAATCGCAATCGGGCTATTCAGGATAGCAGAAACGTACTTGAGAACGTCATCGTCCTGTGATGTAAGCACAAGTGTAGTTTTTCCTGGAATCATTTCACCGCGAAGATCGAGCGTAGCGTCCAAGAGAGTTAGTCCCTTCACTATGATTTTCTTTGCGTCGCTCTTCAGCTTATACGTATTCGTGAAATAGGCGGCGAAATCGTCGCGGCTAACCATTGGTCTCAAGTATTTGCTCTTAAGATAGGTCATTGGTTTCATGCCCCACCGTGACACGTACTTTCCTAACGTCCCGGTATTAACCACCAAGTACTGTTTCTTCGCATTAAATTTTGCAGTAATGTCGGCTACGAAAGGCTTTAGCTTGTATGCATCGGCTGTTGCGCATGCACTTTCACACTGAATAATATCTCTGATACGACCATGTTTTTTGTCGAGTTTGCAAACGAAATCGTAATGCACCGATAGCAGTGGATCTAAAAAATATGGAGGTTCTATTTCCGTTTTTGAAACCTGATTAAGTTGAATCAAGCTACCACCTTGGAATGCTGCGGTGGATATGTTGGTGGTAGGAAGCTTTGAGACCTGCGTGATGATTGAATCCACTATAGCGCTCTCAAAAACGTCTCTTCCAAGCATGACTACCGTTTCTATCCCTCCAATGTGCTGCATTCGAAATTCATTACCGAAAGGTTTCGATATCCATTTGTCGGGTGTAATAAAAGTCATGGTCCCTGTCTGCTTCAACAATTTCAGGCCAAGTTCCATGAATACAATATACAAGTCCCAGTTCCCCTTTGCGCAGGAATAGGTTTCTGTCAAATGTTGACGAATGTCTCCATGCCCATCATTCAACATTTTTTCTGAATCTATATATGGAGGATTAGCGATTACTGCATCAAAACCGACAAACTCACCGCCGTCGTCCAGAACCTCAGGAAATTCGAAACGCCACTCAAAAGCGTCTTCATAAATTTTACTGATCTTGATAGCTTCGATTTGTTTTTCCAACTTCTCAATAGCAATACGCAGGGACTCCAGTTCTGCCTTACGGGTCGCTTTCTCTTTAGCACTTTCCTCGAAAAGAGATTGCTGTCCTTTTCTTGCGTTGAACTTGTCTCTCGAAGTATTTAATCTCCGCACTACAGGGTCATTGTTCTGAATTTCCTGGCGAAAACTTTTTTTCGTTTCATCTATGAGCTGTTCCATCTTCCGCTTTTCCGACTTACTCTTGGCATCTCTATATGTTGAAACTGCCAATTGATAGTCTTTAAGTGTTCGCCCACTTTTCTTCAGCGCTGACTTCAAATCCTCTTCTAAGCCAAATCGACTAATAGTTGAGTTTCCCTTTTTGATATTTATGTCGATATTAGGAAGGGTCTCAAGATTACCGTTTGCATCGTAATAGGCATTTTTCAATAGTTCAATCCATAGACGCAACCTACAAATTTTTACGGAATTTTGATTGATGTCCACTCCAAACAAGCAGTTTTCAATGACTGTTTGCTTTTCATGAAATAGTGCTTCCTGGATGCGCTGACTTTCTTTGCTTGCCGGTTTGTATTCCAGCAATTCGCCATCTTCGTCGCTCACTATCAGCTCATCACCAATTACCTCAATTTGATATTCCTTTAGTCTCTTCCCGGATCTATCTAACAGCACGAGAAGGTCATTCTTGAGAGATATAATTTCGTTTAGAGCGGAAACGAGAAAGTGACCAGAGCCGACAGCTGGATCACAGATTCTAAGACTATTAATTATTGTATTTGCTTCCTTTTTGTCTGTAATTTTTTCGTATAAATCTTCTACCGACTTGCAGTCCCAATTTTTGACTTCATTAAATTTTTGAATCGCTGCTTTTCTGATTGTCTCTCGGCACATATGCATCGTTACGAAGCCAGGCGTGAAAAAAGAACCATCTTTGTAGCCGTTGATTTTTTCGAAAATCAGACCTAATACTGAAGCATTAATTAGCCTCTTGTTCTCTTCTTGAATTTGTCCTGCAGTGTCTGCTGAGAAGTCAAATGCACTTAGGAAATCAAGTATGTATTGCAGTGGACTTAAGTATCCCTTGAGTTTTTCTCCAGAAGAGTCTTTAAGAACGGTCGTTTTGAGTACTCTAATTTTCCTATCGCCAGACAGATTACTAATTGGGATGGCTTCGTGTTCCAATTCTGTTGGCTCGAATAGCGAACTGTTCAAGTAAGGGACACGCGGGAATTGCCGCTGTATTTCCGGATCACGATCTGCCGGACGGCGAGCTAATACCTCGAAAAATAACTCATTGAGTCCAGCGAAACTTTTCACTTTTTCGCTATTCAAAAAAGCTAAATCTTTGTCGCCCTTATGGAAAGCGAGGAGCTGCGCTTCTAAGAGCTTAAGAAACAAAATCCGATTGATCCAGGTAATTGACAATTCAAGCGAGACGTTGAATAGTTGGTCATCTCTGGTCAAGCCGTAATTTTTAAAATTCTGAATTCGCTCAAGCTTTTCCAAGGCGTCGATCTGATACATCGCATTCTCAACCAGTGAACCGCTATCTCGCTCTTTTCCGGTCCGTCTCACGATCAATTCTTTTCCGCCAACTTGTACCTCAACTAAACCGATGATGTGGAGAAGTTCGGTATAAAACCCTTTGTCTAGGCGATTACTGTCGTTGTTAATTTGCTGCTTCAGTAGATGCTTCGGGGAAAGCAGCTTAAATAAAGAAATTAGTTGAGCATCGTCATTTTGCGAGTCACTACGCAATGCTTGCTCGTAATCTCGGATGTCGAAATAGGTGTACTCAATTTCGCTTTCGATGGCTTTTATTGCTGGCGCAGCGATCTCGCGATAAAAGAACGGCGTTCTTGTATCAACTAGCCCTTTTTTCACGAATTCTTTGAATTGATTCACGAAAAAAATATCTTGAGCAAAATGGCGCTCAAAAAATATGGCGTCAAAAATGAACCACTCATATATATTTGTACAGATGAGGTATTTGATCTCGATATTTTTCGAGATGAAGCGCTCACGCATGTAGTACCACACCAGCTCCTGGAATCCCTTGGAATTCAAGGTCGACTGAGATGGCATTTCAGCGGTGTTGGTGGGCTTCTTGGCCTCAATGATAATGCCGACATGGTCTTGTGCATTTGGCCCAAGGTGTATCACCAGGTCGTTGCGCCCTTTGGTATTGATGAAATTGGTTTGCCCGTAGTAAGTCTTCTTGAGGAAATCCGCTGCCAGATTTTTATGGAACTCTTCAGATTCATGATCGTTTGAGCGATCAAGCAACTCAACTAAGTTGCTTTTGAAGGCCTCGATCTCGCTCCGCGCAGGCCTCATTTTCAGAAATGCTTTATTTAACGCCTTTTTAGGTGTCAGCTTTTTCTCATTCATACGACCGTGACCTCAATCTTATTTTTGTCTGCAGGGTTACAAATTCCCGTCCAGAGCATTTTGATTTATTCCAACTGATGGACTTTACGTCGAGCACTTTCATACGCTAGATAGGCAGCTCGTGGCTATGCTTAAATTGAATTCACTAATTATGACGCTGTTGATTTCAGAATTTGCTACTTCCATCTCCGGAACATGAGGCATTGTTATTGGCAATGGGCCTAACATTTCCTCTATTGCAACGCTAAGTATAGCTGCCAAAAGCGGCGTATGGTCGTTGTCGACGGCGTTTAGCGCACGAACGAGAAGCTGGTCTAGCAGATCTATTAGCCTGGCGTGCACAATCACCCCTGCCACGCGTGCCCGCTACATAGGGTGCTTTTGACTCAAATTTGCGCTATCTGCAGAAGCCGGACAGATTTGATGCGCGCCGGCAGATGGGCCAGGAAAATGTTGACGCGTTTTTCCTGATTCTGGTGGTGGGGTGTTAATCAATCATCAGTTGGCAGTGCGGCAGGCGGATGCGGCTTATTTTCCGCCTGATGTTTTTCCCCAGGATCTGAACCAGGGGAGGGGAGCGCCATAGCGCCTTGATCTTCCTCGACTTCATTTGCAAAATCGATATTAATCTGTTTGGTTTTTAAAGGAATCTCAGTCGATCGTATTGCATCAATGCCTAATCTAGTTGCCTCGGCAATCATGTTGTCATCATCCGTATAAATTATTTTTACACCGTGCTGGCGCGCGATAGCAAGAATTTGACGATCAACCTTAATTTGTTGCCAAGGAGCCTTGGAATGTCCCTTTTTTTTGCCGGTGTTGATTGCACCACGATGGATAAATGCTGCTTCAAAAGCTGATGCTTCATCAAACGGAAGTATCCGTATAGCGCTACGTTTTCTCATCAACGAAATGATGCCTGACGTAGCAATATCAGTCCCACACAAAACCTCAGCCCAAGCTGGTGCGGGAACACCGATTGCCGTTTTTGATTTGACTAAATCCTGAATTAATCCTTCGAGTCGTTCGTAAAGTACACTTGAATCTTTTTCGGTGGCGAGCGTTATAAATATATTTGCGTCAAAAAAAATCATTCAAGGCCTCGTAACTTTCTCCATTCCTCTATCGGGAATTCCATGCTTCCCCAGCCATTGTTGGACACACTCTTGAAGTCGGCCAGTATTTCGTCTAATGGCGTGGTATCTAGTTCTTCATACGATTGAATAGTAAGCAGCTGGATTTCCCAAGTACCATCTCCATGCCGGACCCACTTGCCCGATCCATGTGCTCTAATCGGATTGCCTAGGTAGTGGCGCGACAATTCTTTGGCGTAGGCTTCACCGCGAATTTCGCAGCGAATAACCTTACCCTCTTGATCTCTGAGATGAACAGGAATGGTGGCATCCTTGCCACCAATTTTAATAACGACACCATCAACGGTAGTAGGTTGGATGATCGTCACTGTTTCTTGAATTGCTAGTTTCCGGCCGAGAAATTCGAGAATTTTCCCGCCCTTTTTTCCTGTGCTAATTGTTCCAACCGCGTTATCAGCTCTCAGTAGGTTGTCTAAGGTCTGATAAGCTCTTTGTGCATCTTGTACAGCGGATGCGCTATTTACACTTTGCAGACGCCACATAACTTTTGGCACGGCTGGCTCATCAATAGAAACATTCAGCTTGGCACTGCCTTTTGTAATGCTGTCAAAATGCACAGACTCCTCGCTGCCGTACAGGGCAGCGAGATTGGATAGGTATTCAGCCAGACGAGCCATCGGCAGGCTCTCAGGGGTATAGCTATCAATTCTGAATGTTAGCTTTTCTTTAATGTCCATAGTGTATTGCACCTCATAAATGCCATTATAGCTTCATGTTAGGCACCCAACATCGAAGTCGACCTTTGTAACTTCATTGTGCTGCTTTTCCATTGAAAGGCGCACGGACTCGATGGCTTGATCGTCTTGTAACGTCGGCTCGCGGGTCAGGATCAAGGTGACGTCCAAGTCCGATGTGCCAGCCGTCGCATCACCTCTCGCGACGCTGCCGTACAGGTACACGCTGTCAATCAAAGACCCCAAACAATCAAGCAGTGTGCCACACAGATCATCGGCAGCTGAACGGAAGGCCGGCTGGATTGGTCCACGGGATATGGTCCGAATGAACCCCTCCGCATCTACGCCTTTTGAATCAAGCAAATCTGTCCTCCCGGTCCACACAATATCCGATGCCAAAATCGGCGCCTTTATTAGGTGGAAGACAGCGCGTAAATCACTCCGCAAAAATATCTTAACCCGCGCAATTGCTGGGGCGGAGGGCGGAAAAATTTGGATATTTGCGGAGCGGAAACCGGCCGAAAAGCCCCGTCATATATGGAAAACTAGATGAGCTTGGGAAGCTTTCGTTCTACCATTGAACTACACCCGCGATAGGCGCATTTTACGCGGGATTTGATGGGGTTTGCAAACTTGAAAGATGTTTGAGG